GTCTTACCTCTCTGGTCACACAACTGCAGGCGCTTTCATCACCACTACATCTGGTGACGCACAGCACCCAACAGCAGGTAACTTGACTGGTGAATTGCTCACTGCAAACCACTTGGACGCAACTGACTTCGGTAACTTGACCATTTCTAGTACAGCTACTGCAGGTGACTCCGTACCATTGGCACCACGTTTGCCAGGCGCAACAGCCCTGTCAGCTACAACTGTTTCCCCTTTGACTGTACTTGCACGTATGGCTCGTAAGATGGACACACAGAACGTAGACGCACGTGGACGTTGGGTTGTTCTTGACCCAGTGTTTGTAGAGATGCTGAAAGACGAAGATTCACGTATGTTGAATGGTGACTTCGGTGGTTCAGGCTTGCAAAACGGTCTGGTGTTGAACAACATTCACGGCTTCCGTGTTTATGTGTCTAACGCTCTTCCTGCTGCTGGTACTGGTGCTGGTACTTCTGGTACAACTGCACAGTCCACTAACTACGGTGTTATCGTAGCTGGTCAAGACGATGCTGTTGCTTCTGCTGAGCAGATCAACAAAGTTGAGAACTACCGTGACCCAGACAGCTTTGCTGACATTGTTCGTGGTATGCACCTTTATGGCCGCAAGATCCTGCGCCCTGAGGCACTTATCACAGCACGTTACAACGCTGCTTAAATCACTTAGTCTGTCGGGCTGGTCTCTTACGAGGCTGGCCCTTCGGCACACTTATCATTAGGATGTCTCTATGGCTAACTTTGTATCTTTAGTTAATCAAGCATTACGCCGTGTCAATGAAGTTGAACTTGATATTGGTGGCGATGGCTTTAGCGATGCACGTAACTTGCAGGCTTTAGCTAAGGACGGGATTAACTCTGCTGTACGTGAGATCCTGCAGAACACACAAGAGTGGCCTTTTACACTTACAACATATACGCAGACCCTGACTGTCGGTACAGGTGTGTATGACTTTGCCTCAGATGCTTCTAAGATTGACTGGGACACTATCTACCTCAAGCGTTTATCTTCTAAGGGTAATACACCTACTAGACTGCCAGTAATTACATATGAGGATTACATTCGTCATTACCGCTCAGGTGAAGACGTTAGTGGCGTGAATGGTTATGGTATACCTACTACAGCTTATCAGACAGAAGACATGAAGTTTGGTGTCACCCCTCTGCCTGACGATGTATACGAGATAGAGTATCGCTACTGGTCATATCCTGCAGACATGGTTTCTTATAACGATGTGTGCATAATACCTGATCGTTTTAATACCGTAATAGTTGATGGTGCTGTTATGTACCTTATGCGCTTCCGTGCCAATGAACAGAGCGCTTCACTGCACCAGCAGAAGTTTGAGGATGGTATGGACAACATGCGCCGCCTACTGCTAGACTCTCCTTTGTACGTTACATCAACTGTAGTTTCAGGTAGATACTTCAATAAACAGTCTGGTATTAAGTAATGGCGGATAACCTACGTACCTTTGCTACACCTTGTATGGGTGGCTTGGTAGTTAACCAAGACCCTCTGACACAGGGCGGTCAGATGGCAGGTTCTGCTATACGGTTGATTAACTATGAGCCTGCCTTGAATGGTGGGTATAGACGTATCTCAGGGTATGCCAACACATATGGTGAAGTACCTGGTGAAGCTAATACTCCTGTGCTAGGTGTACACGTATCTGCTGATATTAATGATGGTATCTTTGCAGCACGTAAGCCTGATGCAGGTAATGACTACCTTCATAAGTGGAATAACACTACTTCTAGCTGGGATGCTATTACTACTGTAGGCTCTCCTACTATGGTTGGTGTATCTAAGGTACGCTTTGAGAGCTTTAACTGGGGTGCATCCAAGTTTGCTATGGCTGATGGTGTTAACCCTGCTTCTACTTGGGATGGTACTACATATGTTCAGCTTAATGGTGGAGAGTCGCCCAGCGCTCCTAGTCTTGTGTCTGCATTTAATAACCATCTATTCCTAGCAGGAGACTCATCTGAGCCTTACAACTTATACTTTAGCGCTCCTGTAGATGAGACTGATTGGACACCTGCTTCTGGTGCTGGCGTTATTAACGTAGGCTTTGAGATTGTACAGCTTAAGTCTTTCCGTAATGAGCTTTACATCTTTGGTAAGAATAACATTAAACGTTTGCTTGGTAATAACATTGCTGACTTTCAGCTTGTAACAGTTACCTCTAACCTTGGTTGTGTTGCTCCTGATAGCGTAGCAGAGTTTAACGGTGAGATTCTCTTCCTAGCACCTGACGGTATTCGCCCTGTTACTGGTACAGATCGTATTGGTGATATTGAGCTTGCTACACTGTCTAAGCCTATTCAGTCTATCTTTGAAGACTATACAGCTAACGAAGACCTTGCTACAATGACTACTGTAGTACTAAAAAAGAAGTCACAGTTTCGTTTATTCTTTACTAACCAAGACTCCCTTGGTATCATTGGCGCTATCAGGCGTAGTGGTCAGGGTGGTGCAGGCTTTGAGTTTAGCCAGTTAGTAGGTGTATCAGTCAACTGCGCCCATAGTGGTTACATCGGTGATGAAGAGTTTGTGATACATGGAGATAGTGTTGGTTATGTTTATCGCCAAGAAGTAGGTAATAACTTTGATGGCAGAGACATCTTTAGCTTGTTTCAGACACCCTTCTATTACATGGATGACCCTGCAGTACGTAAGTCTTTCTATGATATAGACACATACATGCGCTCTGAGGGTGAAGTAACAGTTAATATGGCTATTGATTACGACTACAGTGACCCTACAGTAACCATAGGCTCTGACTATGAGTTGTCTACACGAGGTGCTGCGGCTTACTACGATAAAGCTACCTTTGATACCACAGACATTTACGATGGTAACCCATCACCTGTAGAGAGTACGACTATATCAGGTTCAGCTAAGTCCATCTCAGTTCGCTACGTTGCAAACGATACAAAACCTAGTCATACTATTCAGGCTATTACACTAACATACGGCCTTGGTGACAGGCGCTAAGAGAGGAATAAAACATGTCAGGCTATACACGCCAATCTGTTGCAGACATTGTACCTACCGCTGTAGTACGTGCAGCGCCTATCAACTCAGAGTACAACAAACTACGTGATGCTTTTGCACACAGCACTACGGGAACTACAGGCCATAAGCATGACGGTACATCTGACGAGGGTTCATATGTTCCTCTGATTGCTGACCTAGATGCCTTGAATAAGATACAGGTAAGCCAAGTAGATAATCGCTTTGGTGTATTTGTTGAAGTATCTAATGTATCTACTGAGCAGCTACGCTTCCAAGACGGTCTTGTTGTACCTGTAGTAGATAACGATATTGACCTTGGTACTGCTTCATTGGAGTACAAGAACCTATACGTAGATGGTACAGCTTACATTGATACAGTAAGCATTGGTGATAATGACTATACTACTATTACAAACAATCTGTACAATGTAGCTGCTGGTAACCTCACGTTTGACGTAGCAGGTAACATTAACTTAGATGCTGATGGTGGCAATGTAGCACTTAAAGATGCTGCACTTACTTATGCCACCTTTACAAACAATGCAGGTAACCTTACACTCAAGAGTGGTACAACAACAGCTGTAACATTTAATGGTGCTAATGCTGACTTTGCTGGTACAGTAGACGTAACAGGTAATGCTAAGTTTGATAGTAATGCTACTATTGATGGTAACACTATAGTTGGTGCATCTAATACTAATACAGTAGCTGTTAATGCTAAGATTACTACTGCTCTTGTACCTACAACGAATGGTGTTAATACTCTTGGTACAGGTTCAGCTTACTGGGGTGACAGCTTCCTAAAGAGTGTAACTACCACAGGTAACGTTACTATTGGTGGTAACATTACAGTAAATGGTACTGCTGACTTCACTAACACTACACTAGAGAACGTAAACGATCCGACTACTGCACAACAGGCTGCAACAAAAAACTACGTTGACACAGCTATTAACAACCTCATTGGCGGTGCTCCTGCTACGCTAGACACCCTTGATGAGATTGCTGCAGCTATCAATGACGATGACAATGTTTATACTACTCTAACAAACAGCATCGCAACTAAGCTGTCCCTATCAGGTGGCGCTATGACTGGTGCTATTGCTATGGGTGGCAATAAAGTAACAGGTGCTGGTGCGCCAACTACAGGTTCTGACCTCACTAATAAAACATATGTAGATAGCATTCTAGGTTCAGCAACCGCCGCAGCAGATAGTGCAGCAGATGCACAGAAGCTTGCTATTAACCCAGAAGACTCACAGTACACACTCTCTGATAATACAACAGTAGGTTACTCTGCTTTGCATTACTCAGAGAAAGCGTCAGAGACTTATACTAACCTACTTGCCCTTGCCAGTGTAGTTAGTGCTACTGTAGGTGATTACGGGTTTATTAACACTTCACCGACTTCAACGGCAGATTACGGAGCATTATAAATGTCAACTCAAATACAACGCCGTAGAGGCACAACCGCAGATCATAGTACTTTTACAGGCGCTGGTGGCGAACTAACTATTGATACAACAAAGAACACAGTTGTTGTACATGATGGCGCTACAGCAGGGGGCTTTCCTCTCGCTAAGGAGTCAGACCTTGCAGCCACAGTAAGTGATCTTACTGATGTAACCATTACTTCTGTAGGTGCAGGAGAGCTACTGAAGTACAGTGGCTCTGAGTGGGTAAACAACACTCTAGCAGAAGCAGGTATTGTAGCTACAAGTGACATTGGCTCTACTGTACAGGCTTACGATGCTAACCTTACAGGCTTTGTTACAGCACTTACACTGCCCGTAGCTGATGGTACAACAGGACAGTTCCTCAAGACAGACGGTGCAGGTAACGTAACCTTCGCTAGTATCCCTACCATTAACACACTGAATGACATTGGTAACGTAACTATTACTGGTGCGGCTACTGGTGAGTTTTTACAGTGGAGTGGTTCAGCTTGGATTAACGCTGTAGTAGAAGCCTTCGACGTACAGACACAAACTACTACTGCTACAACGCAAGTAACTGTTGCATCTTATAACGCAACAACGTATAATGGTGTTAAAGTTGTCATTACTATGCACGACTCTGTAGCCACTGAGCGTAGCATTACTGAGATACTTATCACACATGATGGCACTACTGCTGTAGCTACTGAGTATGCACAGGTTAATACTGCTACTGCATTGGCTACGTTTGATGTAGACATCTCTGGTGGTAACGTCCGTATCCTAGCTACACCAGCAAGCACAAATAGCACAGCGTTTACAGTTAAAGCTATTACTCTGTAAGACATAATACTCCTAGTGGAAAGGGAAGCTAGATGAGCAATAAAGACTTCAAAGTAAAACGAGGTATTCAACCCACGGTCTATCACGAGGCTGTGGGTACTGTTGTGTCTGGGAATGTAGGGTATGGTTTTGGTTCTGTTAGCTATGACAATGTTAGTTTTAGTGTGACTAGTCAGGATACTAGCCCTCTTGACATGGTTTTTAACAATGATGGCACTAAAATGTACATGATGGGTACTCAAAATGACAGTATCTACCAGTACACACTTTCAACGGCATATGACTTGTCTACAGCTTCGTATGATAGTGTTAGTTTCAGTGTTGCGGGTCAATCAGCTGACCCTATGGAGATAGCCATTAACAATGATGGCACTAAGATGTATTTACTTAGTGGGTATTTGGCAAATAGGTATGTATATCAATACTCTTTATCTACAGCATTTGATCTAAGTACTATTTCCTATGACAGTGTTAGTTTTGATATAGCCAGTCAGGCAAACAATCCTAGCTCTGTTACATTTAATAATGATGGTACTAAGATGTACATTTGTTGTTATTCTAACGATGAGATATATCAGTACACCTTGTCTACAGCATTTGACTTGACTACAGCTTCATATGCTAGTGTTAGTCTTGATGTGTCTAGTCAGGATGCTACTCCTTTTGGGTTGTCTTTCAACAATGATGGTACTAAGATGTACTTGGTTGGCAGAACAAATGACACAATATACGAGTACACACTTTCTACGGCTTTTGATATAAGCACAGCTTCATACAATAATGTTAGCTTTTATGTAGGTAATGAGGATGCTGTACCTAGTTCTATTACCTTTAATAGTAGTGGTACTAAGATGTATATTACTGGGTTCATCAATGATGAAGTCTACCAATACTCCACAGCCCTAACCACAGCAGAACTAGACCTATCCACAGGTTCAGTCTTTGAGATTACCCCAACGTCTGACATCCAAGTAACACTAACCAACCCTGCTGCTAGTGGGACATCTAGTGGTGCTACGTTGTTGTTGGACCAACAAGGGTATGGTGGGTATGACGTTGCTAACGGCTCTTATGATAACATTAGCCTGAGTATTGCAGGTCAGGAAACGCAAGGCCAAGGTCTTACGTTTAAGTCTGATGGAACTAAGTTGTACGTTATCGGGACTAACGGTGATGATGTAAATGAGTATGATTTAAGTACGGCTTGGAACGTATCTACCGCAACCTACCTGCAAAACTTTAGTGTCTCTGCCCAAGAGAGCAACCCTACTGATATTACCTTTAAGGTAGACGGTACTGAAATGTATGTTGTAGGTTCTGCGGGGGATAGCGTATATCAGTACATCCTGTCTTCTGCATGGGACATTTCTACAGCTTCTTATACTCGTGCTTTTAGTGTCGCCACTCAGGAGATAGCCCCAGCGGGGGTGTTCTTCAAGACGGACGGGACTAAGATGTATATTGTTGGTTATAGTGGTGATGATGTAAACGAGTATAATTTAAGTACGGCATGGAACATCTCTACAGCATCTTTCTTGCAGCTTTTTAGTGTAGCCTCTCAGGAAGCCAACCCACAGTCTTTGGCGTTTAGCTCAGATGGCACTAAAATGTTTGTGCTTGGTGAAAATGGTCTGGACGTAAACTACTACTCCCTTAGCACCGCTTGGAATGTTTCTACAGCATCTTTCTCTAGTGCCTTTACACTGACAGCGAGTGAGGTTGCCGTTAGAGGTTTGGCGTTTAGTAATGATGGCTCCAAGATGTACATACTGGATGAAGACGATGAGACTATTCACCAATACTCCACAGCTACACCAGCCACCATCACCTACCCCAGCACCCTACAGTGGTCTGGAGGTACAGCACCTACGTCACCCGCTATCGGTGAGACAGACGTACTAACATTCAACACGACAGACGGTGGTACTACATACCAAGCTGTACAAGCCATAAGCGGAGCTTCCTAATGTCAAACAATAAAGACTTCTTAGTGAATGGCCCTGTCGTTATCGGCAAGGACACTAAGGTTACAGTAGGTAGTATTACATCAAGTGACATTGACCTAGCCACAGGCAACTACTTTGATGACACACTAGCAGCTGATACGACATACACCTTTAGTAATGCTGGGGATGTGCAAGCGTTTCAGCTAGAGGTTACTGGTGGTAGCTCTGCTGGTTATGACTTGAGTAATGCTAGTTATGATAGCAAGAGTCTTAATGTGGCAGGTCAAGATATAGTCCCTACTCATATAACCTTCAACACTGATGGTACTAAGATGTATGTTACTGGTCTAATTAACGATAGTGTATATCAATACTCCTTATCTACTGCCTTTGATGTAAGTACAGCTTCATACGATAGTGTTAGCTTTAGTATTTCTGGTCAGATGGGCAACCCCCGTGGCACTGTTTTCAATACTGATGGTACTAAGATGTATATTATTGATAATGTCAACCAAAGCGTATTCCAATACTCCTTATCTACAGCGTTTGACTTAAGTACAACCTCATACGACAGTGTTAGTTTTAGTGTTGCTTCACAGGAGACATCGCCTTTTGATGTAGCTTTCAATAATGCTGGTACTAAGATGTATATTGTTGGGCAAATTAGCGATAGCGTTTTTCAGTATTCCCTATCTACTGCTTTTGACCTTAGCACAGCTTCATACGATAGTGTTAGTTTTAGTGTAGCTAGTCAGGCTCTTATTCCTTATAGCATATCTTTTAACGCTACGGGGTCTAAAATGTTTGTTCTTGATAACAATACCCTCAGCGTATTGCAATACTCCTTATCTACAGATTTTAACTTAAGTACAGCCTCTTATGATACTGTAAGTTTTACTATTAGTCAAATGACTAATCCTGTTGGTATGGTTTTCAACGCCAATGGTACTAAGATGTATGTTGTTGGAACTACCAACGACACCATCTATCAATACTCCACAGGCACACCAGCAACCGTCACATGGCCTACCTCAATAGAGTGGGCTGGTGGTATAGCACCTGCTGCCCCTGCTAATGGTGAGACAGACGTATATACATTTGTGACTGACGATGGTGGCACGACATACACTGGTGTTAAGTCAATAGATAACGCAAGCTAGTAGTGATAACTACGTTATAACATAGAGGAGAGTGAATCTATGGAAGCATTTAAGATTAAGAACGGCATTAGTGCCACACGGTATTTAGGTAGTAACGGTACTGAGACTGCTGGGAGTGTAGACTCTTTAAGTGAAGGAACTTACACTAATAAAACCTTTAGTGTAGTATCTCAGGCATCTTCTCTCTCAAGAGACATACATTTTAAGTCAGATGGTACAACTATGTACTTGATGCATGGATTTGGTAATACTGTGTATCAGTACTCCCTATCTACTGCTTGGGATATTTCCACTATGTCCTACGCATCTAAGTCATTTAGTACAGCCTCACAAACAACAAGTTCATTATGTTGCGTTCTTAGCTTAGATGGCACTAAGATGTATGTTGAAGGAGCAGGAACGGTCTACCAATATACTCTTTCTACAGCATATGATATTTCTACAGCCTCTTACGCAAGTAAATCTTTTAGTGTAAACGCTCAAGACACAGGTACATCTGGAATAGCTTTTAAGTCAGATGGAACAAAACTTTACTCTGTTGGCACAACAAACGATAAAGTACACCAGTACTCTCTTAGTACTGCATGGGATATTAGCACTGCAAGCTATGACAGCGTGGAGTTTAGTGTATCGTCTCAAGACGGAAGTCCTGTAGGACTTGACTTTATTTCTGATGGGACTAAAATGTATATTATCGGTACAGCCAATGATTCAGTTTACAAATACTCTTTAAGTAGCTCTTGGGATATATCTACTGCAAGCTATACCAATGAGTCATTGAATGTATCTTCACAAGATACAAACGTACAGGGTGTCTTCATTGGAGGCTCTAGTAGTACTGATTTGTATGTTCTTGGGCTAGACAATAATTCCATCTACCAATACTCCACAGTAGCTTACACACAAACCCTAGACCTTTCCACGGGTACTACATTCAGCTTCACCCCTAGCGGTGCAACTACTGTGTCGTTCACTAACCCACCAGCAACAGGTACAGCCATAGGTTTTTCTGTAGAGATCAACGGTGACGGTAGTGCTATCACATGGCCTAGCTCAGTGAAGTGGCCTGCAGCTACAGCACCAACAGCTACAGCAACAAAAGAGTTATACACGTTTGTTACAACAGATGGTGGCACAACATACTATGGCAAGAAAGCCGCAGAGGGGTTAGCGTAATGAGCAATACTAAAACAGTAATGAGCCAAGCGGCTAACACCCAAGGTATTCCTCTTGATATTACAGATGTGTTCAGCACTTATTTGTACACTGGGGATTCAACTAACCCTAGCGCAAAAGTAAACGGGATTGACCTTGCTGGTGAAGGCGGAATGGTTTGGCTAAAGTCTAGGACGGGTGCTTATAATCATTACGTAGCTGATACTGAACAGCCCCTGTCTTCTGGCGGTGGGGCTACTTGGCTATATACAAACACAACAGACGCTGCGTTAGGCTCTACTGGCACGGGTCTGATGACATTTAACAGTGATGGTTTTAGCACATTCCCTACTGGGGTTGGGGTAAACGCATCTGGCAATGACTACGCCTCTTGGACATTCCGCAAAGCCCCTAAGTTCTTCGATGTGGTGACTTGGACAGGTACAGGGGGTATTAGAGCTATTAACCATAATCTCGGCAGTGTACCGGGTATGATTATCGTTAAATGGTATAACGTGTCTACGGATAACTGGACGGTATATCACAGAGGTTTAAATGGTGGCACAGACCCAGAGGATTACGGCATTTATTTAAACGTGACCAATGCTGCAATCAATGACTCTGGCTTTTGGAATGATACAGCCCCAACATCTACACAATTTACGGTTGGTGGTAGCCTTAATAGTGGATTTGGAGGTGGTGGGCAATACGTTGCCTACCTCTTCGCACACAACGATGGTGACGGTGAGTTCGGCCCTGATGGTGACCAAGACATTATCAAGTGTGGGAGTTATACTGGTAATGGTTCCACTAATGGCCCTGAGATTGACTTGGGGTTTGAACCTCAGTGGGTGGTGATAAAACGGGCTGACTCATCTGCTGGCTGGTTCATAATGGATAATATGCGTGGCATGGCTGTTGGTAACGGTGCTACAGGAAACACTTACTATGTGAATCCCAATAACAGTAATGCAGAAGATGTTTTTAGTTCAGCTTCTATTGATCCAACTTCAACTGGTTTTAATGCTAACGGAACAAACACAAATGTCAATGCCTCTGGCGGCACCTACATCTACATCGCCATCCGCCGTGGCCCTCTTGCTCCACCTGAGAGTGCGACTGAGGTGTTTGCTGCTGTTAAAAGTATTAATCCGGGTGATCCCACTTTTATATCTGGCTTTCCTGTGGACATGAGTATTCACAAAGACACAACTGGCGGGGAGTCAATAAATGGCGCAAGGTTAATTCAAGATAGAAAGCTCCGCCTTAATAGTTCTGCTGCGGAAGGTAGCGGAAATACTGAAATGATGTATGACCATTCAAATGGTTTCTATAGCCCAATAGATTATGGTTCTCCTCCTGGTGCAATAGGCAGTGTTAACTTTATCAGCTATATGTGGAAACGTGCGCCTAAATTCTTCGACGTTGTGGCCTACACGGGGACGGGTAGCGTAAGGACTGTGCCGCACAACTTGGGGGTTGCGCCTGAGTTGATGATCTTTAAAGCCCGAAATACTGGATCTGATAATTGGTTTGTTTATGCGGCTCCGCTAGGCCCAACTAAAGGTTTGTATTTAAACGCTACAAACTCCGCCATAACTTCACCCGGAGTGGTAAATGATACAGCCCCTACAGAGAGTGTTTTCTCTACTTCTGCTGCGGCGTTCACAAACATAAACACGACAACATACATAGCCTACCTCTTCGCAAGCCTCCCCGGTATATCCAAGGTGGGGAGCTACACGGGTAACGGCACAAGTCAGACTATCGACTGTGGCTTTACGTCAGGTGCTAGGTTTGTGTTGATTAAGTCAACAACTCAGTCTCAACCGTGGTTTGTGTTTGACTCAACTAGAGGTATTGTTGCAGGTAATGACTCATATCTTCAGCTAAATAGTACAGTAGCTGAGAATGAATTAGGGGCTATTGATGTAATAGACCCGCACAATTCAGGTTTTATTGTTAATACTCCAATGGCAGGTATAAACAATAATAATGAAACCTATATCTTCTACGCAATCGCATAACACACAAAGCAATACATAAAGGAGAACACAACAATGTATGCTAAAATTAACGGTGGGACAGTAACACACTTCCCTTACACATTCGGTGACTTACGCAAGGATAACCCTAACGTGTCGTTCCCTAAGAACATCACACAGGGTGTCATGCAGAAGTTTGGCATGGTGGGTGTCCTAGAAGGCCCAAAGCCTACACCTACAGCCTATCAGACAGTACAGCGTAATGCTCTACCCACACGTCCTGTCATTGGTCAGTACACAGAAGATGATGCACCTATGCCTGACATGGTTGGTGAAGACATTATCGCTGGCTACTGGATGATTGAGTATACAGCAGTAGATATGTTTGCTGATACAACTGACGAAGATGGCGTAGTTACCACTAAAGCTGAACATGAGGCTGCATATCAGGTTACCCTTGATGCTAAAGCTGCTGAGGCTGTACGTGCTAAACGTGGTACTTTACTTGCTGAAACAGACTACTTAGCATTGACAGATAACACATTGGATGATATAACTACTGCTTATAGACAGGCTTTACGTGACATCACAGATCATGCTAACTTTCCTAACTTGGAAGACTCTGACTGGCCTACTAAACCATAATGTAATGTAAAATGTCAGACATTAAAATAAACTCAGAAGAACTAGAAGCAATGTTGGATCGTGCAGCTAGACGTGGGGCAAAAGAAGCCCTGCGTTCTATAGGCTTACTAGATGACCAAGCACAAAAAGA